AGAAGGCCAAAAAAGAAAGATCACGCTCGAAGTTCACCGTCGTCAGTCTGTCTGACGTTGAGCGAGTCGACAGCGAAGGCAAGGTTACCCCCCGCAATCTCCCCGGTGCACATAAAGTGCGCGGTCACTTCAAACGTAAAAAGAAAGGCCTGTACTGGTGGCGTCCGCATGTACGTGGACTTGGCCAGCTACAAGAGCGAGAAGCATACGTAGTTAGACAATAAGGATCAACATGACTGACCTAGTTAACCACCCACCCCACTACAAGTCTCACCCCTCAGGTATTGAGTGTATCCAAGTGACTGAGCATATGAATTTTTGCTTAGGCAATGCGGTTAAGTATATCTGGAGAGCTGGCCTAAAAGGCGACTCTATCCAAGACCTTGAGAAAGCCGCATGGTATCTCGGTCGTGAGATACAACGCCGCCGCGAAGAGTTAGCCAAGCAGTCTGGAGCACAAGGATGACCGAACAAAAGTTTTGCTCGGGTTGCCAGACCTACCGTAACACCGAGAACATGACAAAGCAGATACGTGGACGGGGTAACGTGCGCCGCTGGATTTGTAACCAGTGCCTTGCACGGATGACCACATCTAAGTATCAGAGCAAACGAAGACAGGATCCATTAACCAGTTCTTAACCAGAGAAGAGAAGAGAAAATGAGCAACTACGAAGACGACGACACAACCAAACTATTTACACCACCTAACGCGCGAAAAACTGTGACTTTAGAGGTCACCGTGGACAATACACCTGATGAATTTTTTGAAGGCCCGGTTTACAGTATTTTTCGTGGTGATACGCCGCTAGTAAACGAAGACGGGGACGCATGTTGGGAGACACCCTCTGAGCTACTCTCTGCGCTAGTTAATTTCAGACTTGCTTATTATGAGCAAGGGATAGCTACAAAAGTAACGTACCCAGATGGGTTCATGGATCTACCCCTCAAATAGGAAGCCGCATGAGTATTATTTGTTTAGATTTTGAAAGTTACTGGAGCCAAGACTTTAGCCTTGGCAAGATGAGCACGGAGGCGTACATCCGCAACCCTGACTTTGAAGTCATCGGGTTTGCCTACAGCATCGACGGAGCCGAGCCTGTGTGGGTGAGCGGCGACGATGACTTTATCGGTGACAAGCTAGCTGAGCTTGAACTGCATAACCATACCCTTCTGTGTCACAACACAGCCTTTGATGGTGCCATCCTGTCGTGGCGCTATGGCATCGTGCCCAAGCAATACCTTGATACCTTGTCTATGGCCCGGCCGCTACATAACAACACCCGGGTCGGTGGCTCGCTGTCCAAGCTAGTACAGCATTACGAGCTCGGCGAGAAAGGCAAGGAAGTTATTGACGCCAAGGGTAAGCGGCGTCACATGTTCGCCAAGTATGACCTAGAGCAGTACGGCAACTACTGCAAGAACGACGTGATGCTGACGTGGAAGCTATTCCAAAAGCTACGCCCGCACATCCCCAAGAAGGAGCTCTACCTCATCGACTTGTTTATCCGCATGTTTACACAGCCTGTGCTCGAGCTAGACACCGAGCTACTGACCGAGCATCTGGCCAAGGTCCGAGAGTCCAAGCAACAGTTACTTGACCGCATCAAGGGCAGTGACCCGGCGCTGTTTATGAGCAACGACAAGTTCGCTAAGATCTTGCGCCACTTGGGTGTCGAGCCCCCAGTGAAGATCTCGCCCGCTACTCAGCGTGAGTCATACGCGTTTGCTAAAACCGACCCGCAGTTCAAGGCCTTGCAAGAGCACCCAGACCCACGTGTGCAGGCGGTGGTCGCCGCCCGCCTAGGCGTGAAGTCCACGCTNGAAGAAACCCGCACGGCATCTATGATTGGCATCGGTGAGCGTGGCCGTCTGCCTATCTTGCTGAACTACTACGGCGCAATCACGGGGCGCGCCAGTGGCGCAGACGGCATGAACTTTCAGAACCTACCCTCACGTGGCGGCAAGAATACGATTCGCCGTGCCATCATGGCACCCGAGGGGCACAAGCTCGTGGTGTGCGACAGCTCACAGATTGAGGCGCGTGTTGTGGCGTGGCTTGCTGGCCAAGACGATCTGGTGCAGGCCTTTGCTAATAAGGAGGATGTCTACAAGCGCATGGCCTCCAAGATCTATAACATCCCGGTCGAAGATGTCGACGCTTCAAAAAGATTTATCGGTAAGACTGTGGTGTTAGGCTGTGGCTATGGCATGTCGGCCAATAAGTTCCGTGATTACATCGGCTTACAAGGCGTGAAGTTAGACGAGGACGAAGCTCACCGTATTATCAAGACCTACCGCAAGACCAACGACCAGATCGCCAAGCTCTGGTACGACGTCAACAGTAAGCTCACCAAGATGATCGACGACATCCAAGTAGAGATCGGTACGATGAAGTTAGTCGGTGACAAGCAAGGCTTTNACNTACCGAACGGCATGATCATCCGATACCCGGGCCTGCGCTACTCGAGCCACGACGACAGCTACTACTACGACAATCGCTACGGTCCGAAAAAGATATACGGTGCGGCCGCTGTGGAGAACATCGTGCAGGCCTTAGCTCGCATCGTCGTTTTCGATCAGATGATGAAGATGAACCTTGAGATCTCCAACATGAACCGCCCGGGGCGTTTGTTTCGCACCGTGTTGTCAGTGCATGACGAGACCGTGTTGCTTGTGCCGGACAACAGCGCGGACTGGGCGCTCAAGCGCATCANNGAGATCATGTCAGAACCTCCTAGCTGGGCACCGGACTTACCTGTGGCTTGCGAGGGCTCTATCACGGAGCGTTACGGGGANGCNAANGGNTAAAAANTCTTTTGTAGATTTTCTNNTATACGTGTGTATACTNTGTNNCCCGAAGTCTAACCGGAGTGGACACATGCAATACGACGTGAANCGAGCCAAGTATGCTTTGCAGTATGTCGTGAAGTCGCCCTATCACTCGCAGTTGTGGAGAAAGATAGAGGCGGCATCGAAGAAGCCACGCGCTATGCCGTTTAAGAGTGACCAAGAACCTCTTAACGAACTAGTGCACATCGGTCGGCAAAACAGTGCCGCACTAGCAAACCTACGAAAGATTGTTGACAACAAGCGCAAGGGCAAGAATGACTATCAGCGCCAGTACATGGAGGCCAAGCGCAGGCGTGACCGCAAGTTCATCAAGCTACAGGAGTTGATCCTAGGCCATGCGATGACCACGGACGAGCGACGCCATGCATTGATCGAGCAGTACGAGCACTGGCATCAAGGCCGAGATGCGTTACTAGCGAGCCTGTCTGAAGTCTCATGGGACGAGCGTAACGCACACTTGAAAGACTACTGGGCCAAGATCGAGCGAGAACTTGACGAGGCACTAACCGAGTTTAGCTAGTACCCATTGCGCTGATCGTCATTGTTAGATACTATACACACATGGCCGGGTAAAAGCCCGGCCTTTTAGATGACAGGCGACCTATGAAACGATGGACATTTTCAAGTCTGGACAAGTTTAATACTTGTCCTAAGCAGTATTACCACCTGCGGGTGGCACGTGACGTGGTTGACCCCCCGTCACCTCAGAAAGCGTGGGGCGAGATGGTGCACACCGCACTTGAGAATTACGTCAAAGAGGGCAAAGTCTTGCCCGAAGGGATGAAGCAGTGGGGCCCCTTTGTTGATAAGTTAAAGGCACTACCCGGGCAGATCTTTACAGAGCATGAGTTTGCGATCGACCGTAACTTCCAGCCATGCAGTTGGGACGATGCGTGGTCAAGGGGTATAGCCGATGTGTTTATTCTAGGTAAGGACCGGGCTGTTGTGGTTGACTACAAGACCGGTAAACGAAAACCATCTCAACAGCTATGCCTGTACGCCCTCTACGTATTCGCGACCCACCCCGAGGTCGAGTTCGTCCATACATGTTTTGCGTGGCTCAAGGACCAGAAGGTCGACAAGCAAACCTACCATCGAAGTGAGATGTCAGACCTGTGGCAAGAGTTCCTGCCCACCTTGAGTCGATTAGAGTCAGCGCACGATAAGGACTACTGGCCACCGAGACCCTCCGGCCTATGCCGCAAGTGGTGCCCCGTGGTGTCGTGCGAACACAATGGGTTTTATACACCATGATGAAAACTGAATACACCGTGTTAGATGATCGTGAGCTAGTTGAGTTTGTTGACGCAGAGTTCCCCTGCTTTAGCGTACTTGAGTTAGAACTTGCCCGACGTTTAGCCTTAGCCCTAGATAAACTGGACGAGCATGGCCTTAACACCCGAAGCGAAGATAAAAAAGGCCTGTAAGCGGCTACTAGATGAAGCCGGTATCTGGCACTTCAGCCCTCTGGGCGGACCGTACACGGTCCACGGGGTGCCGGATATTGTTTGCGTAGCGCCTAACGACCACGTATTTTTCATCGAGACCAAAGCCCCCGGCAAGATCAAGAACGTGACGCCTAATCAAGAACGCGTGCACGAAGAGATCCGTAGCAGAGGCGGGACGGTACTGGTCGTCGATGACCCACTAACAGTCAAGGAGTATATCAATGCCCTCAAAGACTAGAACCCCGGCCATGAAGAAGGCCGACAACGAATACCAAGCAAGACCTGAGCAAGTAAAGAAGCGAGTAGCACGCAACAAAGCAAGACGCCATGCCCTGAAGGCGGGGGAAGTAAAGAAGGGTGACGGCAAGGATGTGCACCATAAGAAACCTCTGGACGCCGGAGGTACTAACAGCAAGAGCAATCTGTCAATAGAGTCAGAGAAGAAGAACCGATCATGGCGAAAGCGCAGACCCAAGATGTACGGCTAATGCATATTCACACGGCCAGTGGACAGACCAACGTCTGGTTCTTGTCGTGCGTGCTGGGCATACGCTCAGTTGCCGCAGTCCAACGGCCAGAAGCCCATCGAATTGAGTACACTTGCTACCCCATGGACACTAGCTTAGAGCCGCTGGTTGTCGAGCTACCAGACTACATGGATCTGGACGAGAAGGTAGCCGCACTGCGCTTTGCGCTAAGGATACGGTATGGCAGTTATCATCAAGAACAAGAAGGCGGTTCTGCTACGCCTTAAAGACCCCGCTCGGGTAACCACGGTTATCCCCACAGCCAAGACCATCAAGCACAAGGGCCAGACATTTGTTGCTGTGCCCCATCGCCCTGACGAGACCCGCGTACTGAACCAGTTGGGCTACAAGATACAGCGCCCGATGGAGTTGCACTACGAGTGGCCCAAGATCGGCGGGCTGTACGACCCCTACGAAGCCCAGCTAGATACAGCCTCGTTTGCATCCATGCATCCCCGATGCTTCATTAACAACGGCATGGGCACGGGCAAGACCATCAGCTCGCTATGGGCGTACGACTATCTGCGCAAGGCCAAGCAGGTCAACAAGGTTTTAATCGTCTGTCCGCTCTCGACCATGGAGCGTACGTGGGGCGATGAGATCTTCAAGACCTTCCCGCACCTAGAGTTTCACGTGCTCTTTGGCACAGCGGCCAGACGCAAGAAGCTACTGGCTGACAAGAAAGCTGACGTCTACGTGATCAATACCGAGGGCGTGCGCATCATCGAGAAGGAACTGGCTAACCGCCCGGACATTGACTTGGTGATTATTGACGAGTGCGCCATGTTCCGTAACGCCACCACGGTGCGATGGAAGTCCATGAACACCATCTGTAACAAGCAGACCCCTCGACGTGTCTGGGGTCTGACTGGCATGCCTACACCGAACGCGCCCACCGATGCGTGGGCGCAGTGCCGACTCGTGGTGCCCACCTCGCCCGATGTACCCAAGTATTTCAACAGCGCACGCGACGCCACCATGCGCCAAGTCACCGCGTTTAAGTGGGTGCCCAAGGACGACGCCACCGATACCGTCTTGCGCTGGATGCAACCGTCGATTCGTTACTCGCTTGACGATGTGGCTGAACTGCCTGACATGGTTTACATCGAGCGCCGTGCTGAGATGTCGGCCAAGCAACAAGAAGTCTATGCCAAGATGATGCAAAAGCTCAAAGCCGAGCACGAAGGCGGACAGATCTTGGCAGTGAACGAGGCCATCAAAGCCAGTAAGCTGGTGCAAATTGCCTGCGGTGTGGCCTACACCCGTGAGGGTGAGACGGTGCACCTCGAAGCACCGGATCGCATTGCCGTACTGCGCGAGGTCATTGAGGAGTCCGATGGCAAAGTCATTGTGTTTGTGCCGCTGACCGGGGCGCTGAACTACGTGGCCAGTGAGTTAGAGAAAGACACGTCCGTGGCTATTGTCCAAGGTGCAACCACTAAGGCCGAGCGCGATGGAATCTTCAGTAACTTTCAGCGCCAAGACGACCCACGCATACTGGTCGCAAACCCGGGCACCATGTCGCACGGCCTGAC